TATCCGGCTTACGGTCGCTACGTCGGTGCGCGGTCGAAGTCGTCGGTCGTTGAGCTTACGAAGCCAGGCGACGTAACGGGCAACGCGTGGCGCATGACCCGCGATCCGGACCGCGCTACGACGAGCATCCTCATCGACACGAACCGTGCAAAGACGAGCGTCGCGAATCTTTTCGCATCGTCTTCGATCGAGATCGCGCGGACAGTCGATGCGCCGGTCATTATCGAGCATCTTACGTCGGAGACCGGCGTGGCTACGCAATCGATCTGGCGGCAGTGCGTTGAGTGGTCGCTCTTACCCGCGCGCGAGAACCACTACTTCGACTGCCTTGTCGGCGCACTCGTTGCGCGCGAGATTTTCGACTCGCTCGAGTCGAGTTCGTCTTCGACTTCGGATTCGAGTTCGAACTGGCTACTCGAAGGACTACTTCGTTACCGTGCGAGGGCGATGTCATGATCGACGACGTGCAGCGACAGCAGCTTATCGAGTCGTTAGTCGAGCAAGCGCGGCAGCCGAAGACGGTGACTGTCGATGGCATGACAGTCCAATATCGCGACGTGAGCGAATTGCTCGAGTTCGTGCGCGAAGTATCGGATCCGAAAGCGGTGGTCGTGAAGATGAACGCTCCGGGAGCGTTAGGATGATCGGGTGGCTGCGTCGAGTCTTCAGTACGAGTGGTAACGCGTCGTCAGCGCGAGCGGACGTTTCGTTTCGCGCGCGTTACGACGCGGCGGCAACGACTCCAGACAATGCGCAGCACTGGGCCCAGGCGGATGCGCTTTCGCCTTCGGCTGCACTGACGCCGAGTGTGCGTCGCACACTGCGGAATCGATCGCGTTACGAGGTCGCGAACAACAGCTACGCGAACGGCATCGTCTCGACGATCGCGAACTATACGGTCGGCACCGGGCCGGTCCTGCAGGTTCGTACTGCGAACGAAGAGCTAAATCTTCGTTTCGAGCGAGCGTGGTCCGAGTGGTGCGCTGCGGTCGATTTGCCTGAGATTCTGCGCACGATGCGACGCTGCGTCGTCGTCGATGGCGAGGCCTTCGCGATCCTCTGCGACTATCCGCGGCAGCGAACGAAAGTGAAACTCGCAGTTCGACTCGTCGAGCCGGAGCAGGTTAGTGAGGGTCCGATCTCTGCGCTCATGCAACCGGTTGAAGGCATCGTTTTCGATGACTACGGAGTACCGGCGGCGTATCACGTGTTACGGCGACATCCCGGCGACATCGCGGTCGTAGATATCGACTACTCGCACGAGACGATACCGGCGGACTCGGTTATTCACTACTTCCATCGCGAGCGACCGGGCCAGTGGCGTGGCGTTCCCGAGATCACGCCGGCGCTACCTCTCTTCTCGATTCTGCGTCGGTTCACGCTCGCGACTGCAGCTGCGGCCGAGACTGCAGCGAATCTCGCGGCCGTCTTGCAGACCGACTCGGCCGCGTACATTCCGCGTGATGCGGAGCGATTCGCCCGCGAACTCGTCTGGCAATTCGTCGATCTGCGACCGCGTAGTGCGACCGTGTTGCCACCGGGTTGGCGTCTGTCGCAGATGACGGCGCAGCATCCAACGACGACCTACGGCGACTTCGTGTACCACCTCATGAGCGAGATCGCGAGGTGCCTCAACGTTCCCGTCGTGGTTGCGCTCAACGACTCTTCGCGTGCGAACTTTTCGAGTGGCCGACTCGATCTTCGCAACTGGTATCGCGCACTCGAAGTCGAGCGTGCGAGGATCGAAGCGATCGTACTCGAGCCGCTACTGCGAGCGTTTTATCGCGAGTGGCGCATCGCTGACAGCGAGACGTCAGCGTCAGTCGGCTTAGGTCGCGACGTACCGGATCACGAGTGGTACTGGCCTGCGCTTGAGGGCGTCGATCCGGAGAAAGAAGCGAAAGCACAACGTTTGCGTCTAGAGAGCGGCCTCACAACATTCGCATACGAGTACGCGAAGCAGGGCCGTGATTGGATGACCGAGCTTCGTCAGCGAGCGAAAGAGTATGCGCTCGCGAACGAACTCGGTCTCGATTTCCTTTTCGAGAAAGGAGGTAGTAACGATGCCGAAGACAACGAAAAAGTTTCTTCGGATTCGAGCGAAGGCGAGGATTCGCGCGCAGGATCCTGAAGACGAGCTCGAAGACGAAGAAGACGAAAACGAAAACGAAGTCGCCGCGCAAGACGAAGAGTCGCAGCCGGCGACCGAGGAAGCGCAATCGACTGACGATGTCGCGTCAGAGCTAAGGAAAATCCAGATCGTCGCGTACACCGGTGGTACGATGACAGTCGAAGGTTGGCCGCTTCCCGTTGTCGTCGATCTCAGTGGCCTCGAGATTCCGACGAGTTCGTTGCCGATTCGCTACGCGCACGACGAGTACGCTGGCATCGGGCACACAACGAATATCGCGATCGAGGGCAACGAGATCGTCGCGGATGCCGTGGTCTCGCGCGACACCGAATACTCGCGGGACTTTCTCTCGTCGATTGAAAACGGTTTTCCGTGGAAAGCTTCGATCGGTCTTGAGGTCGTCGAGTATCGCGAGATTCCTGACGGCGCGGAAGTCGAAGTAAACGGTCAATCGTTTACGGGTCCGCTCTACGTAGTCGATCTCGCCGTGCTGCGCGAGATTTCGATCGTCGATGTGCCGGCGGACATCGGCACGTCAGTCGTGGCCGCGAAAGCCGCTCGGAGGGTTGAAATCGTGAAGCGAATTCTCGGTAAGTATCCGCATCTCGCGGAACGAGCAATTCAAGAAAACTGGTCCACGAAGAAGTGCCAGCTCGCAGCGATTCGCGCGAGTCGGCCGAGCAGTCGTGTCGTGTATGCGTTCGATGCCGGCGTGGACACGACTGAAGTGCTGACCGCCGCGGTCATGCTTCGCGCTGGCGGTTCGGTTGCGAAGAGCGTGGAGAAGAAATTCGCGCCGCGGATCGTCGATGCCGCGTCGAAGTATAGGAATCTCGGGCTGCTGCAGCTTGCGCGCGAGTGTTTGCGATTCGAGGGCCATCGCGTCGATCCGTACTCTTCGCCGATGGACGTGATCCGCGCCGCGTTCAGCGTGCGATCGTTTCCGAATCTCTTGCGCGAGTCGGCGTATCGAATCTTGGTTTCAACCTATGAAACAATGCCTCCGACGTGCTTACGAATCGCGCGCATCGTAGAAACCACAAACTTCATGCCGCATACACTTGCTCGACTCAATGCGTTCGCGCAGTTTGAACGTGTACCACTAAGCGGTTCAATCGCACAGGAGCGCATCGGTGATACCGGCTGGCAAGTGAAAGTCGATACATATGGACGGCTGTTCACGATTACGCATCAAGACGTTATCAACGATGATCTCGGTGCATTCCTTGCAATTCCGCAGGAAGCTGCGCGAGGTGCGATTATCGCACTCGAGAATCTTTTCTGGGGCACGGTCGTTGCGAACCCCGGTGGCTTCTTCAGCGCTGCGAACGCGAACGTCGTGACGAGTGCACCGCTTACGATTCCGAATCTCGATCGCGCCGTCGAAAGAATGCTGGCGCAAAGAGACCAATTCGGCCAACCGGTCTTCGTGAAGCCGAGTTTCCTCGTTGTGCCCGTGGGCCTAAAAGCGACCGCCGAGAATCTTTTTACCGGTGTGCGTGTCGTGATTGCAGGTAACGTTGAACGCACGTTACCGGAAACGAATGCCTACGCTGGGCAATTCGAGCCGGTCGTTACGCAGTATCTGCCGACGAACGGTGCCAATTCAACATGGTACTTGGTTGCTGATCCAGCAACAACACCAGCATTTGCAGTCGCGTTCCTGCGTGGCCAGGAGACGCCGATTATTGAAGAAGTGCAACCGATTCCGCAATTCCTCGGTTACTCGGTACGCGCCTACTGGCACTTCGGTGTTGCGTTACTCGATCACCGAGCTGCAGTGCGTGCGACAGCGTGATGACAGCGAGAGACGATGAACGCGATGCTCGATGACTTTTTCAAGACACTACTTCGCAGTCGCGGTGTTCGGCTTCGGTTGCCGAACGGTTCCGAGATCGACGCCGTAGTCGCACGTCGCGATTCGCAGTCAGTGTCACTCGGCGGCCAAGTCGCAGCCGACACGACGACGCAGTGTTTCGTTGTGCGCGCGAGCGACTTGCCCTCCGGGTATTGGCCGCGCGTCGCGGATGAGATCGTCAACGTCGCGACATCGCAGCGGTATATCGTTGTGCGCGCTATCGGTGGTGCGCACGCAACGACTTCGAGCGATCCCTATGGTTTCCTCGTTCGTGTATGGACGAGACTCGCATCCTAACGGAGGTGAACAATGCTCATCACAGTCAAGCATCACGATTTCGTGGTTCCAGTCGTGTTCGAGTCTGATCAGCCCGCTGGCGCGCTTATCTTTCTCGGAGATACGCCTGCAGTTACGCTCGAGTCGATGAGGGCTCTCGTTCCAGGTGGTGTCGCGGTCGGTGCCGTTATCGAAGGTCCGCGCGAGACGGGTGCTGGTTGGCCGCAAGGCACAGTTGTGTACTGGAACGCTGCAAACAATCGATTCACGACGACAGCGGCCGGTAATAAGCGTGTCGGCATAGTAGTCGGTGGAAACATTACTTCCGATGCAGCGACTCGCGCACTCGTGCTAATGGACCGATGATCGCAACCTTACTAGACGCTGTTGTCGATGCGATCAACGGAC